ATAAACTCCTAACTTTTGATCCCCGAGTGTATAACTTCCTAGAAGAATATTTCCAAGCATAATTTATTATCCGTTAATAAGTTTACTGTTATGTGACTGAGTCATAAGACATATCATATGCTGCAACATCTTATCAGGTTTAGGCTCCACCTTTCCATCATTAACTTCACACAAACCATTACGAAGACTTTCAGTAGCCTGTTGATTTCCCTCAAGAAATCTCAGCATCTTAAGACTAATATCATACGATAGCAAGTCCATACAGGCCTTAACCACCAAAGGATCTTTCCCATCAGGCGTATCATAAAGTTGTTCGAGCCAAGCAGTACACCCCTCCTCTCCATCCCAACACTTCTGAGGACACCCTGACTTTCTGAACTTATAAATATTCCTAATACACGGAGGCTTAATCTTAGTCATTATTCACCCCTATAAATCCTGGCAGAGATTTAATATACTCATAGGCGCAAGCAGCAGGATTACTCCTGCCCAACATAGTAGACTTTTCAAAATACTTAAGATAAGTATTCTTCCTCTTAGCTTCTTCCATAAGGTCAAAGTCCTGCTTCTGTACACCCTCTTCATATTTAAGCATTAATTTTTGATACTCAATTAAGGCGTTCTCATAAGCATTAATCTCTGGCTGTGGAGTTGAAGGAGTCCACATCGGTACTAATTTCTCTCTCTCCTTACATAATTCTGGATACACCGGAGGAATAATTTCCTTCTTATGTTCCTCTATATAATTCCTAATCTCACCCTCTTCAGTAATTAAAAAAGTCACATCATTAAATATTTGTGATCCATCTTTCTTATCAAACGTACTGAGAACAAAAGATACTATTTTATTCTCTACATCAACTTGTAGATTGGTGATCTTAGAATAAAAATCTTTCTGAATAAATCCTTGAAGTGCCATAACTATTCCCCTTTCTAATTAATTTTTAGTGCCCCTGATTACTGTCATATATCTAGGACTGTAAGTATTTTGATTAACTCCATGATTAATAGTATCTCCAGCAGCTACATAACTGGTAGATCCTGTACCTGAAGCACCTGAAGAAGCTGAGTGCTCATGAGGATAGTTACTACCTGCATATCCTGTAGTTCCATCTACAACGGCGTGAGGAAAAGAATATTGAGGATCTCGTAATTGTCCGATAACTACAGTTCTTTGTGCTCCTGAATGTGCATGGTATGCAAGTTCAGCCACACTTAAAACTCTACCATTAACAATTACAGTATGACTATGATTAGGTCCAAAATGGTAATGGTTAGCATGTGGATTTACTGTTATATTCGTATTAAAAATCACAGCATCTGCAGAACCTCCAGTACCATAAGAATTCCCTATGATAATACTTCTAGGAGTACTCCAACTACTATCCAACGTCCAACCTGTAGGAGCAGATGCTTGAGGAAATAACAAGGCTGTTCCTGATGGAAATGCCTCAGGAATGAATACTTTATTAGTTGCTAGTAACCATCCCCCTCCACCACTATCCAACGAACTGTCATAGAAAATAGTACTATAAAGCCCCGCTGTTATATCTCCAGAAACACATACACTATAAACTCCTTGTGAATATTTAAACACTTTCTTACTTGCTAAAGCATTAATTCCTAACACACTTGCCCCAGTACTGGCATTAACAAACTTAATATTAAAAGCCATTCCAGTAGCATACTCAGTTACTGCAGGATCAAGTGTGGCTGTGTAAGTATTGGTACCTGTAGCAATTCCAAAACAAAGTAAGTTGTTCTGTGACAATACCTCAATTTCATTAACTTTTCCTGCGGTAAGAACTGCTGCTATATTATCTCCAGCTAACCAAGCTTTAGCAGTAGTTCCTTCTTGTGCACGAGCAATGCTAAAAGTATCTCCTGAAGTTAAAGTTACTTTAACTAACTCCCTATCAGGATCAAGTGCTGGAGCAGGATATGCTGAACCCCAAATTGCACACATGAAATATCCTGTGGCAGGAAACTTAACTCCTTCAGCAGAAGTCACAACTAATGAAGTATCAGATGAATTAATCCCATCATTCAGAAGTGAAGAAGCAAAATTCTTATTTTTCAAAATAGCCATAATAATTTAGCTCCTTAGTTAACTAGTAACTATGTCCTCACCAGTCAGCATAATATTACTAACTGTGAGAGCTGCTCCATCAGCTACAGTTTGAGTACCATTAGCATCAAGCCAAGTAATAACTGCATCTGTGAAATCATCCCCAGTAGCACTGTCTGTAGAATCATTATAAATGATTGCACCTACAGTTGCTAATGCACCACCTGAAGCTGTCCACTGAGCATTAAGAAAAGTTACTTCAGCACGGTCCTCAGTATTATCAGTCGTAACTGCATCCAATGTAAGAGTAATTCCTCCTGCAGTATATCCATTTCCAGTAGGCAATTCATACGAACTTACATCCGTATAAGCCTTATGATTATCCTTGTCAAAAATAAATCCTTGATCCATCAAGATCATTTTGAAAGTATCAGTCAGTGCATTAATCTGACCTTTCCACAACATACTTTTGGCACTGTTAGCAATTTGATTCATCTATCAATCTCCCAAGTTATACCCTGCATTTGGAGCACCTATAAGAATTTGCCCGTTGTAATTACATATAGCCATAGCCGTAGGCACATCTGCTTCTGCATATTGTGTAGTAATAGGATCTCTCACCACAGACACTGCCCCATTACTCATATAAACAAAGTCATGACTGGAGATAAGACTCCAAGTACTCCCACCCACAACTGAATGTTTTAGAACTAAATTACTTCCCTGAACCTCATACACATAATGTTTGGTACATACTATAATAACATTAGTTTCTACAAAGATTTGAGGATAAGGAAACTCTGCATCAAGTTCATATGTCCGTACTAATTCCTTAATCCTTTGAAGCACTCCTTCCATCCCCACTACACCATTACACTCAATGAGGGAGTGCTCATTAACTAAGTTAGTCTTAAGTTTCCTCAGACCTGTCTTAAGATCAGCATTTCTAATAGGCAGGGAGAACTTACCATTACGTAAGATTTCCATAATTACAATACTCCAAAACTGTCATCTTCCATATTGATATTAAGATCAACATTCTTTCTATCAGACTTAACCCCTGTTAGATTAACTTCTGACTTCACCTTAATCTGTTCACGAATTCTGGGCACAGCTTCAGCTAATACCTTATCTAAATCTTGCCCCAACTCTTTACCTTCTTCTCCAGCAATTACAGCTGTAACAACATCTGCATGATCCTTAAACTCTGGATACTTAGTATAAAACTCCTTCCTCACAGTATTATTAGAAGCTTGCTGTGACATAAGATTTCCAATAACTTCAGGCATTAAATTAAGAACCTTCTCAATAACCTGTAAGATAATTCTATCTTCCTGAGCTTTGCTTAATTGTAAATACTGTTGTCCATCAGGCATCTCATCACCCATTAGTTTGAGTTACACCATTACTTTCTTCGGTCGCCAAGTCCATGTCAATCAGAATAGCGTCATCTGTAATTGTTTTAAGCCAAGTTTTAGAATTCTCAGTTCCCCTACTAAACGTCTCCAACTTATACAGTGTGGCCCTCATAAGAAGATCAGCTTCATGTGTAAGCCAAAAGTTAGAATCTGCATCAGTGATTAGAATCATAGGATAATTTATTCTGGCCTTAGAACTTGGCAGGGTTATTAGACGATCTAACATCTTAACCGCCCCATTGATGTAGAAGTTAGCTCCGTTATCTACATAATCCACAGCATCCAGCACCAAATCATAACGGCCTGACAATTTGACAAATTGTGTTCTGAAGTCCTTAAGATTCATATCAATCCCTGCGTTGAATTATTGAACACAGGGATTACCCTTTCAGATAATCCCCATGTAGATTAGGATCACCTCCTATTAAAGAGCATTATCCGTATTAAATCCACTCAAATATCCCCAGCCGTTAGGATGATGATATTCCAGTCCGCATTCAGTTAAGAACTCTTCCTTGATACCATCTCTGGAGGTGTAGCCACCTTCCTTATAAGTAGTATCTTTCTTAAACATAGTATCCTGAATGTATTTATACTTGATATCCTTAGGCTCAAAGATAATCATAGCATTACGAGTAGTTTCTTCATTTGTCAACAGAGGGTGTCTCATAAGATTAATGACACCGAAAGCTGTGACCCATTTAGTAACTTTAATCCCGTAAGACTCCGTGGCATTGGTGTAGTCGAAGTTTCCACCATTTTTGATAATCCTGTTAATTCCTAGGATTGCCCCTGATCCTGCAAATGCCAACTTCTCCTGTGAACCGTAACGGAAGATAACTTCCAACTGTTGATCCAACCACTCTTCACCACTTTGCAGCCAGGTCTTACCAGCAAAACTTGTGTTAGTAGCAAAGTTATTTACATTACCAGTTGCAGTACCTGCACCTGTATAACCGCCACGAATAGCAGGAACAATTCCCAACGTAGTTCGTTCTTTCTTACCATTAGTACCCATAAGTTCTGAACTTACTCCGTAGATAAATGCCTTCTCCATCTCAATTGAGTGCAGTTCAAGTGCCTCACGTTTAGCCTCTTTGTACTGTTCATCAGTACGTAGAGTTGTCTGCATTGCAGTACGAGTCATTTCCAGAGGAGTCCGGAAGATCTGAGTATAATTATACCATTTCTCAGGATCGTACGCAATAGCATCCGGCATCGCTGCGCCTTCAGCATTTGCATTACCAATGATGAGAGCAGTGTCACAATCACTCAAATCACCTGCCGAAGAATTATCATCAGCTTCAAGCAAATATACTTGAATATAAGAAGATGCTCCATTATCTACACGTGTAGTAACTTTACCCACACAATCAACAGTGAGATCTGATGAATCCCGCAGGAGTGCAACATGTCCTAAGCGCCACTGCCCTATATCTGCCGAAGACATTTTAACAAATACAGAGTCACCCTGTACTCCACCACTTACATATGCCACACTGAGAGCTGCATCTGTATACACCCCTGTAACCGTTGCCCGCTGAGTTGCCAGAGATTTTGTCCACCAGTTGAATTCTGGATCAGTTGTTCGCTCACTTGCCATCTTACTCAAAATTGCCGTAAGAGGTGCATCGCCATTAGGATACTGAAATAAGATTGCTTCTCTCCAAGATTTCGGCCGCTGATCAGCTACCCAGTCACCATTACCACGCATACCAAGAAATGCCATTTTGTTTCTCCTTAAAATTTACTCTTAAATTAATTAAGCCTGAGTAACTGCTGTAAATGCACAAGCAGCAGCAGTACCTTTATTACAATACAGACCTGTGGTGCCTGTGGCCACGTTAGTGTCGATGAAGAGACAACCTTTAGCATAAAGTGCTCCCCCATCTGAAGGTACTGTAAGGCCCGTAGCTAATAGTGCTTTGCCTGTAGCATCAGCAATAAGACAAGTAACTCCAGCAGCAATAAGTTCACCTGCAATTTGTACCTTACCTTTAATAGTACCTTTTGAGACCAGATTTCCTACCATCAACTGGTTAAAAAATTCGCCTTCACCACTCATAATTAACTCCCTTAATCACTGATAAGATCATTGATCTCATCGGCTAATGTATTAGTAGGAGCTGGTTTAGTCCGAACTCCTCCTGTTGCCCCCGGTAAAACTGGTTTCGATTTCCTTCCAAGCGCCTTAGTCCTAAACTCCTCTACTGTTCCCTGTACAGATTTAAATCCTATAACTTCATTCACTTCAGTAGCTGTTAGTTCAAGAATTTCAGCTAACGTCTTATCCTGATTTCGTGCCTGAACTTCCACTGCAACATTACTAACATAATTCTTAATTTTGCTTAGATGAGGATGCCTAGAATAAAAGTCGTTAGCAATCTCTCTCTGAGAGTTGTAGGTGCTGACAACCGGTGAGACAAGTTGTGGAATCTCAGATAAAACACTCTTACGTGTGAGAGATGCCTGGGCATTAAGAACATCTCCCATGAACTTCAGGAAGCCTTCCTTACTATCCATCACTTCTGTAAGGTCTACATCTTTGTACATATCCAACAGATTCAAAACTGTTTGATCTTGCACAGGAGGACTCTGTACTTGTTGTGGATCAGCTACAGAACCCCCTATAGGTTTTGGTTCTGAGGTCTTATCTAATGCAGAAGTAAGTCTTTCAATCGTAGCTTTAAGTTGTTCAACTTCAGACAGCTCAGCAGGTTTCTCTACTACAGGTGTTACAGATTCTATTACTGTAGGTTCAATAACTGGATCAACAATTACTGGTTCAACACCAGGATCAACAACTGTAGGATCAACTACAACTGGTTCTTTAACAGACTCTTCAACCACAGGCATATCGTTAAGTAGATCAGCCAAATCTGTTTCCAAATTAGGATCAACCCAATCTAACTCCTGCACAACATCACTTACTTCTTCAACAGGTTCAGTATTATTCATCTCGTTCATTTTCTAACTCCTCATGTTTAAGATCACTTTCTTTATTACTTAACAAATTCTCAAATATGTTCAGGACCAACTCCAGAGACATGATCCCCCCTTGCGTTCGCATAAGATTGTCCCTATCACTGTTGACCGACATATCTCCAAATGTATCCTTAATGGAGAGAATTCGTGCCACAACTTCATTCCTAAAATCCAGATGCAACTCACTTCCTATAAAATCCCTCATTCGACTAATATCTGTTTGAGGTTTGTAGTCCTTAATCTGATGTAAAAGATCTTCTGATTTTTGCATAACTTACATCCCCACAGGTATGAGATTACCAGCTTGAACTCCTTGCTGAACTTCCTGATCTGGCATTATCTTAGGTTGAATTCCACCACCTTTACGAACAAAATCATTCACATTCTTAGCACCCAAGTTCCGCGCAATATGCATGAAGATTCTGACTACATCAAAATGCTGTGCCAACTCAGGAGAGGAGCCCAAGATCTGAAACAACTGAGTCCATGCCTGAGAGTAGTTGCCCCCTGGGACGGAACCATCTCTAACCTGAACTCTATAATTAATATCCAAGTCCATGGGAGCAACTTTAATTCTTCCCCTATTAACCTGTTGCCCATACTCAGCTTGGAGTACTTCTTCCCAATCTCCAGCAATCTTGACAAATTCAGGAGAAGACATTAACTGACGATTATGCACAGCAAAGAATGTTCCTATATCTTGCATCCCCTGCATACCCATAACCCTGACCAAACGTTCTAAACGAGTTATACCCC